GCAGGCATTGAATCTAATTATTACTTTGTTAAAGATATAAACAACAATACAGATGATGCTGTATATGATGCTGTACCAGATGGCGCATTGGGAACATTAGCACCAGACGAATCATCAAGCATTTTGTTTCCAGCTACAAGAACACGTTTTACTGCTGTTTATAAAGATTGTTTATTTGTTGAAGGCGGTGTTGATAATGACACTATGTTGTTTTACAGTAAGCCAACATTGCCTGATCAATATGAAGCAACAAACTTTATTGAGTTAGGAAATAGAAACAGTGGTGGTATTACTGGTTTTCATTCTTACTTTAACTTTTTGTTGGTATTTAGAGAACGCGGTATAGACGCCATAATGGGCGATTATCCTAACTTTACTGCTGTACCTATATCGACAGAGGTTGGAACACGCGCAATCAATACAGTGACCAATGTGCCCGGTATAGGGATAATGTTTTTAGCGTCAGATGGTATCTATGCGATTAGTTCTAATATGGAATATTCTGATAGTCCGGGTATTAAGCAAATATCTAATCATATGCTTAAAACAATGAACCGCATAAATGAAGATTGTTTAGGCAAAGCATGCGCTCTATACTCTCCTAAATGGCAAGAGTGGCACTGTTACTTTCCTGCTGATGGTAACAACCTTCCATCTTTAGGTGTTGTATATCATATAGAAAAAAATGCTTTTAGCACACGCACGGAGTTTCCAGTTAGCGCATTAGCCAGAGATTATATAGGCAATATATTTATTGGAAGCACAAACGAAGGCAACGTGCAACCCGGTGTGTTTGTTATATCTAAAAAACGTGCTGTTGGTGAAAGGGTACAGGGCGAAAACATAGTAGATTTGTCACCGCCCATAAGTATATACAGAAGCCCATGGATTAATATGGGCGATGAAACCATTAAAAAACATGTTCATTTTGTTTATCTTTATGTGTTAACGCAAGGCGACAACCCAATATCAATAGAGTATTTTAAAGACTTTTATTACACTGGAATAACTGCTGAAGGTCGGAAATTGCAACGAGCTGATCACAA